CTGACATAGAAAATCTTCAAAATCGTTTGTAGGCCTATATCCTCGATTCCAAAGCACTTGATATATTTCTAACAAGTTTTTAAAACCAAGCGACATATCACCATTACCCGCAGCGGCCAGTATTTGCTTATCCGTATCGGCCAATCGGCGGTTAAACCATTTGCTTTGAGTGCTTGATGGTCTTCCGGCTGGCATTACTTCCTCATTGACATATTTGGAGTAACTACATTGTGCCAACGCTTATGGCACGGCACACACAAATAACTTTTAGGCCAATCCTCTGCATCCTCAAACAAATACCTTGGCGCCCAATGATGCAACTCAGCTCCACTTGTTCCGCAAACTTCGCACTCAATAACAATATTCTGTTTTTCGTAATGTTCTTGTGTTCGTGTCTTTACCCGAACAAGTTCGCCTGTTGTTCGCTCCAGTTCGTTCGCAACTTCTTTTTTCACATACATCGGATAAACAAAATCACAGTCCGAGCAATACCACGGATAAACAGTCGCACCGGACGCAATTACCGTTTTACCCACCCTAATATTCTCAGAATCACAATGTTTGCATTTTTTCATTACTTTTCCCAATTTTGGTGCAAAACAACGCACATCAGAACGAACAAACAGAACAACCCTAAAGGGTTGTGTTCTGTTCTGTTCGCTTCATCTGTCTTTGTCGAACAGAACAAAAACATCAATTGTTCTGTTTTGTTCGTTTGTTCTGTATAAGTTTGATAACATAAATAATTATCAATCATGAATCATTTTTCCTCACCAACAAACTACTAGCAAGGACATTATTCGTCACTATCCAACCATGCTCAGACGCTGTAATCATTTCGGCTAATAGCAAATCGGCTATCGGTCTTCCGGTCGCACTTTCCCTTACATACACCTTTGAGGATGCTTCCGACACGCCAACCTTGCTCACCAAATAGCTCAAAAAACCGCTGCGAGAAACATACGGAACATTGTTTCGTATCTCTGCGCCGCTGTTCCACCAAGCATTTTCAAACATCTTGATATGCCGATTAATAGCCGGTTCTTTTTTATCCTTCTTGGTCGGTGGATTGTCTTCCAAGATGAATACCGCGCCGGTAATAGGTTGATTGTCTTCGTCAACCCAACCTAGATCAATGCTCGATAGCTTGCCAAAGAACGGATTCGGCGGCTCGGCATCCTTCATTTTGGTACACGACACTTCAATCGAATTCTCTACCTTAGCCACCAAAATGCTTGAGTCTAGGCTGGCTTTCCATGCAGATGAGCCACGCGCCCGATTCTTAGAATCTATCGAATGGCCAGTATGGTGGTTCAAGCAAATACTGGAATTCAATGCTCTCGAGACAATTTGGCAAGCATTAAGCATATTCCTTGTGTCTTTGGCGCTGTTCTCATCACCCGACATATGGTTATTGACCGTATCAATAAAAATGGCAGCAACGTCATCCTGAGTGATTTCTCGGATGGCATTAATAATCTGCGCTGCAACAGCAGGGCTGTCAATATCCACGGCTTTATTTGAGATTAGCAGGTTGTCCAATGTCTCAATGCCGTATTGTTTGCACCATGCGGTAACGCGCTGCCTCAGGCCGTAATTACCTTCACCGGCCATGTAAACAACCATGCCAGGCTTTGTCTTGTGGCCGTGCCAATCCTTGCCACTAGCGATATGACACGCCATATCAAGAGTTAAGAAGGTTTTACCAGCGCCTGATTCGCCGTACACCATATTGACTGAGCTGTCAGGCAACCATCCTTTGATGATCCACCGAAGGGGTGCAGGTTGGCCAAGATAGGAACTAGCGCGAGTGAAATAATATTCATGCGCTTCGGCTTTGGCGGCTTCAAGGATAGCGTCGGCGGCATCTGATCCAACGCCCATATCAGCGGCCAAATCGCTCTCAGGATCGTACCGGCAAACAGAGCGAACAATTTGCGATAGTTCGGAGCTAGGCAGCGGTATTTCGCACCGAGTCTCGTTGGCAATGGAGAGAGCTGCCATGATCTCGGCTTCGGTCATGCCATAGCGGCGCATCGCACCGCCGAGGGCGGTCAAGCCATTATTGCGACTGCCTTGAATTAAACCGCTAGTTTGTGTTGGGTTGCGCTCGGCGGGTTTGCGAATCGCTCGATAAGCATTGAGCCAAGTCTGCGAGATGGTAAACGGTGCGATGCCATCGAACGGATCGCTCGACGCTTCCCAATCGTATTTTCGTGACTCAATGGTCGAAGGAAACGCAACGAAGTAGCGACCGTCGGATAACAGGTCAACGCCGTCAGTTAGCTTGCACGACCTGATTTCAGGGTCATAAGTGGCAATGTGATGTTGGCCACCACCGGCGGTCAATTGCATCGGGCCATCAGGTACATCACCATTAGCCTCAACCCATTTTGACCATGATTCCTCGCCGCCATTGCGGGGGTCAACGTCAAAGACAACGATGCCCGATTTAGCGCCAGCTGCAATGCCGATATTAAATTCAGGGTTTTGCGCCCACCAGATGGCTATCTGTTCAGGGTCGGTCGTGGCGTCCTTAACTCCGTGTTGAGTCGCCGGTATTTTGCCGTTGGGAACAACTGGAATAACGTGCCATCCCCACGACGCATAGGTCAGTGCTGCTTCAGCCTTGGTTGACATTCGTACTCTCCAAGTAATTGCTCAATGCCACCAATACCTTGTAAGTCGGATTAGCGTCTGGATTGTCACGAACGTCTCGAATCGTGTTGATATGAATGCCTGTTGCCTCGGCAATATGGTTTAGTCTTCTATCCTGCAATAGAAATCTAATCTTATCTAATGTATAAATCATATAATTTATTGTGAGTTGGCTTCAAAAAGTGTTGACAGCATACATTGATTAGATTTAGGATGCAACTAATCGCCAACCAGATACCCTGACCGGCGACTAAAAAGAAGGGAAAGAAAATGAAAAAAGCCTATTACGAACTTCAAGAAAAGCTGAAAAAGCTGGAAAAGAAGCACGATATTTGGTTGGCTGACGAACTCTGTGATTTAGAGAATGCGGGTTGGAAAGCTAATGAGGTTGTGACTGATGAGCAATGGGATAGGCTTTATTCAATCGCTTGTGGCGCAGCTGGTGCGCGAGCTGAAGAAGCAGGTTTTAGCATCAACGAGTTACTAGGCGAAACAGTTTATTAAACACGTTCGAGCATTAGGAGAAGGAAAATGATTATTTCAAAGGATGCAAAAGCCATCTACGCCGAATACGACATCTTCTTGGATGACGTTGACGCTGTATTGGTGGCGCATAACTGCAACGTCAAGGCCGAAAACAGCGGCAAGACTGCTCAAGAATGGGCGCATCGCTGCGCAGCCGCAGAGAACGCCGCAACCGATTTGACCTATGCGGAGGTAAGCCGTGGCCATTAATCTCAAATCCACCGGCAATCTCGCTGGCAATGGCGTGAAACTTTTGGTCTATGGCCAAGCAGGTGCGGGTAAAACAAGCCTGATTCCAACGCTGCCTAACCCAATCGTTCTGAGCGCCGAGGGCGGCCTTCTATCGATTCAGGATGCCGAACTGCCGTACCTTGAAATCACCACGATGGCCGAGCTGCAAGAAGCCTACAAATGGCTGGCTGAATCTGCGGAAGCCGCGCAGTTCCAATCAGTGGCCATTGACAGCATCAGCGAAATCGCCGAGGTCGTGTTGAACTACGAGAAAAAAGTCAATAAAGACCCACGCGCTGCGTATGGCGCGATGCAGGAACAGATGGCCGATATTATTCGCGTCTTCCGCGATTTGCCAGCAAAGCACGTTTACATGAGCGCCAAGCTCGAGAAAACGCAGGATGAAATGGGGCGTGTTTTGTATGCGCCAAGTATGCCTGGCAACAAGACCGGCCAATCCTTGCCGTATTTCTTCGACGAGGTTTTAGCGCTAAGAGTTGAGCGCGATGCCGAAGGAAATAGCCAACGCGCTTTGATGTGCGACTCCGATGGCCTTTGGTTGGCCAAGGATCGCTCTGGCAAGCTGGAATCGTGGGAAGCGCCTGATTTGTCAATGATTATTGCAAAGATCGGAGCTAAGGCATGAACATCAATATCGCTATCGTTATAGCTCTGGCCATTTTCGCTGAAACCATAGTGGATTGGATTCTATGAACGAAGTCGAGATACTCACCAAGGAATGGACTATCGCCAAGATGGAAGAAGCGGCGGCGACCAACTATCGTCGCCAGATCGAAGACAAACTGGTCAAGCATTTCAAAGTGCCTGAATCATTTGAAGGTACGCAGAACCGAGAGGTTGGCCAGTACGTTGTCAAGATCGAAGGCCGCATGAACCGCAAGATCAACGCCGACAAGTTGCAGGAACTGGCGACAGCAAACGGACTTGAAGAGCATTTGTATAGTTTATTTCGCTGGAAACCTGAGATTGCTGCGGCAGCTTGGAAGGCAGCAGATGAGAGCATCACCAAACCTTTGTTGGGTGCAATTACGACCACGCCAGGTCGCCCAACTTTTACCATCACCATGTTAGG